ATGCCTAACGGCGCAAGGATGGGGTTCACAGGTGACAGCAAAGGGGGAGCGGTTCACGTTATCAACTGCCGATGCGTTACCCTTTACCATGAGCCAGAAGATATTGTGGATGATGTGGCCGATATCCCACAACAGCAAGATTTAGATTTTGATGATGTTTTTGTACCCCCTAACAGTCCTATAAGTAAAAAAGAATATCTGGATCATTTTGTAAAAACTACATCTCCGAAAATGTTGGCTGTAGCGGCAAAGCTAAAAAAGCCGAATCGCATTACGCAAAGAAAGAAAAGAGGAAAAATAGCGGGTATTTATTATGCAGATTACAGCCTTACAGATGATCGTTTTAGGTATCAATCAGAAGAATATAAAAAAAGAATCAATAGCGGAGTGGAAGGGAGTACTTTTTCCCATGAATACGGTCATCATGTAGATCACGTTTTGGGAGAGGAGATAGGTCTCGTTTACTTTACTCGTACAAAAGACTTTAAGACAGCATTTAAAAAAGATCAAAAGCATTTAGGGCTTCAGGGCGGCAAAAGAAACTTTGATAACAAATACGCTAATATGAAAAAATATGTGAACAAACTTTACGTGATAAACCCAGAAGCGAAGCAAAAATATGTTCCAAAAAGCGAAGCGGCCAAGTCTTTTTCTGATATGTATGATGCGGCGAGTAATGGGGAGCAAAGAGACCTTTTTGTTGGTACTTGGGGCCATGGCGGCAATTATTACCGAAAAGGAGGGAATAAAGAGGTAGAAGTTTGGGCGCAAATGTTTTATTTGTACGATAAACCGGAATGGCCGGAAGTAAAAAAGGCTTTTCCGAATATAACCAAAATATTTGAAGAAAAAATGGATGAGGTGCTAGATGGATGAAATAGACGATTTTCTGAATGAAGAAGCAGAGTTGTCGCGAGCTTATAGAAAAAAGTTTGGCGAATATCCCCCAGTGGATTTAATGGTATGGGACAAAGAAGAAACTTTTTATAATTCAGATCAAGTAAAAAAAGCGATTGATGAAAACAAACCGATTATAATAGATCCTTCTGACATACCTACAGAAAACGCCGTTTATTAATAATTCGCTTGTTTATTACAAAAACAGATAATATTATAGGAGTCAGCAGATGCCTTTAGTAAAACCCTTCTCAGGCGAGTCGGACGAAAACTTCATTTCACGTTGCATGGGTGACCCGAAAATGAGAGAAGAGTTTAGCGGAACAGCACAGAGATTAGCGGTTTGCAATCAACAGCTTAACGACACAAAAGAAGAGTTGCGAACAGACGTATTTACCACAGAATCCGAAGCCGCCGCCAGAGCGCAAGAGATCGGATGCACTGGCACCCACTCTCATGATGAAAACGGCGAAACGATTTTCATGCCTTGTAGTAATCACGAAGATTACATTGAAGCCACAGGCGAGGATGTAAAACGGCCCGATGAAGATGAAGATGAAGAGGGCGGCTATAAGCCTATCAAATCGCATTTTAATTGTGCGCTTGAATTGAAAGAGCATTATGATGAAAAGGAAGGAACCTTTGAGGGATATGGCTCAGTATTCAACAACACAGACTTAGGCAATGATGTAATTCTTCAAGGCGCATTTCTTAAAAGTCTCAAAAAGACAGGGGCCAAAGGCGTAAAACTTTTATATCAGCACAAGACAGATATGCCTATTGGCGTGTTTGAAGAAATCAGAGAAGACGAAAAAGGCTTGTATGTTAAGGGGCGGTTGGCTCTTGGCACACAAGCAGGGCGTGAAGCCTACGAATTGATGAAGATGGGAGCCATAGACGGACTTAGTATCGGCTTCCGCGTAGACAGCAAAGGACAATCTTACGACAGCCGCCGCAGAAGGCGTATGTTGAAAGAGGTAGAATTGATGGAAGTGTCTTTGGTTACTTTTCCCATGAATCCTAGAGCTAAGATTCAAGCGGTGAAGGGCCAAGACATTTCAATCAGAGAATGGGAAAGTGGATTGCGGGATGTTTTCACTCTTTCTCGTTCAGAAGCGAAAGTGGCGGCAAAAGCTGTTCACGATTCTTTTCATGGCGCAACGAGAGGTTGCGGGTGTCAAGAAACAGATGAAACGGCAGAAGCCATTAAACATTTACTCAAAACCTTACGAGGAGCATAAAAGATGGAAGTCAACGCAGACAACATCAAAGAACTCGCCAGTGGCTTTGAAGAATATAAAAAAGCCAATGATGAGAAGATAGAAAACGCTCTAAAGGGAATCAAAGATCCACTTCTGGATGAGAAAATTGCGAAGCTAGACGAAAAAATGGATAGCTTAGAGGATCTCAACCAGCAAATGACTTTGCAATCCAAGAGCAACGAGCAAATAGGCGAAAGGCTTGACAGCCTTGAAACCATGCTCAAGAGACCACAGGCGGGTATGGAAACGCCGGACGTAGACGTTACCATGAAGGCTTTTGATAACTTGCTTAGAAAAGGCAAAGAGGGCATGGACCCCGAAGAGCTTAAAGCACTTACAGTTGGCAACGATACAACCGTAGGATTCTTGGCACCGCCCGAATACATCAGAGAAATCATTAAAGCGGTCACAGAAATATCACCGCTGAGATCAGTTTCTAGGGTGAGAAGTACAGGGCAAAGATCGGTTCAAATACCTAAGCGCACAGGCCAATTTACAGCGGCGTGGACAGCAGAGGTTGGCACACGATCTGAAACCACTGGCTACCGTGTTGGAATGGAAGAAATACCCACTCATGAGCAATATGCGCTAGTGGATATCTCTAACCAAATGTTAGAGGATTCTGTATTTGACCTTGAGGCAGAGATGCAACAAGAATTCGCAACACAGTTCGCGAAAGGTGAAGGCGCGGCTTTCGTCAGCGGTTCATCTATCAATCAGCCCGAAGGCATATTGACGAACAGCGATGTGGGCGAAACTGTTTCAGGTAACGGCACAGCTTTGACGGCAGATGGTTTGCTTGATCTTGTTCATGCAATTAAGAGCGAATATGGTCAAAACGGCACATTTGTTTTCAATCGCTCCACGTTAGCGGCTATTCGTAAGCTGAAAGATACAGCGGGACAATATGTTTTCCAAGCTGGCATGATGCTTACCACTGGAGTGCCTAACAGCATCCTTGGACAGCCTTACATAGAAGCGACGGATATGCCGGATGTAGCGGCAAATGCGTTCCCCATCGTTTTCGGAGACTTCTCCCAAGCATACACAATCATTGACAGAGTAGGTTTAAGCGTCCAACGCGACAACTTCACTCAGGCAACCGCCGGAAATGTTCGCTATGTCGCAAGACGTAGAGTGGGCGGTCAGGTTGTGCTTGCAGAAGCCATACGCAAACAAAAAGTCTCAGCTTAGGAGGACAATTAATGCAAGATTTAGCCAACAGCTTAAAAGTCCTTAACACGATTGTCCCAGTGACAGGATCGTCCGACACCAATGGCACAGGAATTGATTTGCAAGGTTTTGAAGGTGCAATGATTGTTGTTCCCACAGGCGTTGAAGGCGATACGCTTAGTTCAACTGTTAAGATTGACTTCATACTGGAAGAATCAAGCGATGATTCCACCTACACCGCAGTCACTAGCAACACATCGGTGACTGATGGCGCAGTGGATTCAAGCGGGATCTTCAGCACTTTGGACGCTAACGCAGAAACCCCTCAAATATCCACGATTGGATATGTGGGCGGCTCTCGTTATATCAGAGTGAAGGCCGATTTTACTGGCACACACTCTAATGGTACGCCTATAGCCGCACAGGTAATATTAGGTATACCGCGTCATAATTCGGATACTGATTCAATTACTATCCGATAACACGACCTAAAGGGGGGCGTAAAAACCCCCCTTGATTGTGAGGTTTATGATGAAAATTAAAATGATTGTTCCAAAGGCAGGAGCCGCTAACGAAAACGGCACACAAACTCGCCTTTATGTTTTAGATGAGGTTTTGGAAGCCAAACAACCTTGGGAACAAGCGGTGGCACAAGCGTTCTTGGATAATGGTCACGCGATAGAAATAAAAACTGTAGAGCCGGAAGACACCGTTTCTGTAGAGGCAGAGGTAAAAGAAGAAAAGCCTAAGCCTAAGCCTAAGAAAAAAGCCGCTTCCAAAGCAAAGGCGAAAGCAAAGTCTGAATAATGAAGCCAACAGCCGCCAGCGTTGACGCTGAGATACGAGCGCATGAAAGGGAATGTGCTGAAAGATATAAACGTATTGAAGAACGATTGGAGGCAGGACAGGCAAGGTTTAACAGGCTAGAAAATATGGTTTGGGGCTTATATGGGATATTGATAGCCACGAATATTTTAAATCATTTAATGTGAGGGCGATATGGCGAATGTTTTACTTGTCAAAGATGACACAAGCCCTCAAGTTCAAGTTACCATAACGAGAGAAGACACAGGGGCGGCGGTTAATCTCGCTTCTGCTACCACTAGGCTCAAGTTCAGAGCCGCAGAAACTACAACGATACTTGCCACTCTTGTAGGAGCGGCGGGGGATCTTGCAAATGGAATTGTGGTATTTACTTTTGGCTCAGGGGATCTAAACCAGACGGCAGGGGCTTACGAAGGAGAGATTGAGGTCACATTTGCGGATGGATCAGTTGAGACAGTTTTTGAAATTATAAACTTCACGCTCAGGGCTGATTTCTGATGGCAACTGGGAAACTCCAAATTGTCACAGTAGCCAAAAGGCTTATATCGGCAACCACCGCGAAAGGGATGGCGATGGTGGTTAAGGTTGGCCGATTCATAAAAGAAATCGCTCTAGTAGAAAACCCAGCTTTTACAGATAGCCCAGCCTTTACCGTAAACAAAGTATTATCAGATTCAGCAAACTTTTCGGGTGAACCATCCTTAGTCCCTGCAAGGTTGCTTTCAAATTCTGGCGGCTTTACTGATTCCCCAGTTTTTACGGTTGGGAAAGGGTTGACGGATTCATCAGGATTTAGTGACAGCGGCGTAATTTTAGCGCAAGATTATTGCGGTCCAGATTATTTTTCTGGAGATTACACTGGAACACAAACCACATTTTAGGGAGTTAAAGACATGGCATTTCAGGATGGTGCAAGTTTGAAGGGACAGCTTGAAATTGTGCTAAAGGATCAAAGCGGCAAGGTGAAAGAACGTCGTAAAGAAAAGAATTTGATCGTCAATACAGGGCTAAACGCCATACTGGATAGGCTTGTTGGAACCAGCGAAGCGGTGATGTCTCACATGGGTCTGGGTTCTAGTTCAACAGCGGCGGCGGCTGGTCAAACAGCTTTGGTCAGTCAGCTTGGAAGCAGGGAAGCAATAGACAGTTCTACCGTTACAGGCTCAAGCGTAGCGTATGTTTGCACATTTGAAGCGGGTGACGCTACAGGAACCATCACAGAGGCGGGCATATTTAACGCCGCATCTGGCGGCACGATGCTTTGTCGTTCAGTATTTTCCAGTATTACCAAAGGCGCTAATGATAGTCTCAACGTCACTTGGACGATTACAGTAACGGCATCATAGGACATTTATGGCTACCATAGTCACAAGATCAGGCAAAGGATCGCCGCTAACCAACACAGAGTTAGATGCTAACTTTACCAATCTGAACACAGACAAGATTGAGTCGGGAAATACCGTTGCGGCTCTGACCATCACGAATTTAACCGTAAGCAATTCTTTAACGGTAGATACCAACACCCTCAAGGTAGACAACACAAATAACCGCGTAGGCATATTAGATGCGACTCCGGCGGTCTCTCTTGATATTGGTTCAGCTACAGATGCCGTCCATGTGCCAACAGGAACCACCGCACAACGTCCGACAGGCGCGGCGGGAATGTTTCGTTACAACACAACGGATACAAAGTTTGAAGGGTATAGCGACGGCTCATGGAGCGAGATAGGCGGCGGCGGCGCGACCATCTCAGTAGATAATTTCACTGGTGATGGATCAACAACCGCCTTCACAATGGGTGCTAACCCGCTGACCGAAAACAATACCGCTGTATACATAGATGGCGTTTATCAGCAAAAAAACACTTACACGCAATCAGGCACCACCCTTACATTTTCAACGGCTCCACCTAACGGATCGTCCATTGAAGTAAACCGTATTTCAGCAAGTGCGGTCACGGTAGGAACCCCAGACGACAACACAGTTTCAACGGTCAAGATCCAAAATTTAGCCGTTACAACGGAGAAGCTAGCTAATTCTACAGGTGCCAGTGATGGCGTGACGACTGCAAAACTGGCTACAAACGCGGTCACTGCGGCTAAATTAGCAACGGCGGTTCAAGCGCGATTGAGGCCAGAGCTAGACAGCGCAACCGCCAAAACTTCAGCTTTTAACGCGGCGGCAGGGAAAAAATATTATGTGGATACTACTTCATCAGCTATAACGGCAACATTGCCAGCAAGCCCAACTGTAGGGGACAGCATCCAGTTTATAGATTTTGCCGGAACCTTTGCGACCAATAATCTGACATTAGGCAGAAATGGAAACAAAGTTCTAAGGGTAGCGGCTGATGGCGTGGTAGATCAAAATAACTTTGCTATGATTTGGGAATACACAGGGTCAACACATGGCTGGCTTCCAGTCAGTTAGGAGTTTATAGATGGCGAATATATCGGATTATTTCGGGGGCGGCACCACTGGCGTAGTGGAGGCAGAAGGCACCGCATCGGGTGCCGTTACCCTTGGCGATCCAGTTAGTTTATCGGGTGGTGTGGTCAAAAAGATTTCGGGCGTGAACGCACAATTTAATGCGTCAAGTCCTGCTTCTGCTCGTTTTAATAATTCAAATAATGCGTTCCATTATCATTATCAAACCATAGTTAGGGCAGATGCCGCTAGTGGTGCGGTGGCGATGTGTGCAAACAGAAACCAACAAAGCCCTTGGAATTTTTATCTTTGTTTTGCACCACTCGCAACGACTGGATTCGCTACTGGAAACGGTGGACCTACAAATGGCATTACTTTGGGAAATTTTACTCAGCAAGGCAGATTAAAAGACATGATCTGGGACGAAACGAACAGTGCTTGGCTTGTCTATGGCATCGCTGGAAATTCCACGAGTTCCAACGCTTATTATAAAAAGATTTACACTACCAATCAGACTTCAGGGACCGTTTATACATCAAACGCCTATAACACAGACCAATTTTATATGCGGTTTGTAAAAGATGCTTCCGACAGAATTTTCTCAGTACAAAGAGGGGCAACTAGCAATTACGGTTTCAAGATTGGGCGTATAAACTGGGACACAAACGCCAGCAGTGTTGACGTAAGAGGAACACAACTTGCTTCCACTACGCTCCACAATGCGGCAGTAAACGGTCTAGGGGCTTGCTATGATGCGACTAATGATCAAATAATAGTCGCGACAACCACCAACAGTACGACCACCACATACATTATCACTGCTGTAGATATAGCGGCGAATGGAGATTTATCTCTGAGTCATACGCTCACGATTCCTTACACAAGTTTTTCTCAGAATTTCCAAGATAATTATACAAGCACACTCTATCGCGGGATTATGGACATGGAGGCCATAGGCGGGGAAATAGCTATCGTGACGGCAAGTGGTGAATTCCTTGGAGTCAAAAACACTGGATCAGCTTTGACTTTTGGCGAAACAAGAAGCGAGATGTTTGGCACAGATTCGGACGACCAATGTGGAATTTTTGCAATGCAGGGTGTATCAGGCGTCTTCTTGAATACGAGAGTCGCCACCCATAACGGCGGGGCAAACCCAATCACAGGGACTTATTTTGAAATGGCTAATGGTAAAGTGGCGGGTAAAGTCACAAACAAAACGATAGAAGCCACTTATCAGAATTCAAACCGATTGAATATAGAATATACGCATGGGAACGAGACATATTACACGCAGAAATTCGCTCTCACAGGCACATCAGATGTATTGTGGACTCCTTATAATGCAGATAATTCCCTTTCTTACATAAGATCCAAAGATGTTTCAGTCACAAGGCTGGATACTTCTGAGGTGGCTGGTTTAGCGAAAGCAACGGCATCAAACGGCGCGACCGCAACAGTAAGTCTGACAGGAGCAACGCAGACAGGTCTTTCCGGTAAATCGGCTGGATCAAAATTTTATTGTGATAAATTAGGAACTATCCAACAAGGAATTCCAACGACAACCCCGAAAGCGTTTATTGGGACAGGTTTGAGCGCAAGCAGTATTTTAGTTGGGAAGGAAATCACGGTTCCAGATGACCCAGATATCGTTAAATTCAGCAGTCCCCCAAAAAGTTTGACCTATTCTGGGACGGTTCTGAATACAAACGATTTGTCTCTTGGTTTCAATACAGGCATGAGCTACCACATGACATCGGAAAACGTGACAGCCACAGGCACAAATGCGCTTCTTTCTGTCACTGGTTCAGGAGTGTGTCAGTTTTTTATTGTCTCAGCGAATTCAGCCAGTAATGTGGGTACTGTACTCCATGTTTTCGTAGATGGTCAGTTGGTAATAAATACAGGCTCTATATCAACAAGACTTTTAAGGCCGTGTTCCTTAGTCGGGGAATATCACGGAAATATTAATAATGCGGCTTATTATGGAACCTATCTAAATCACGGAAATATCCAGTTTAATGAATCCTTTGAGGTGAAGAACGGCGGCGGGACAGCCACGGCATTTACCCAGATGTATAAAATAATTGGGGTTTAAAATGGAAATAATTAATTTAACAAACCCAGATAAAGATCCAGTAGAAGGCGACAAGATAATGAAAAAGAGTGGTGGTCTCACTCTGACGTATACGCATAGCGATCATTCTCTAGGCGAAGAATACGAGGCTAAAGAGTGGCGCAATATGGAGCTAATGAACACAGACCATATTGCAAAGATACCAGATTGGCCGAACAGAGATAAATATATCGCATACAGGCAGAAACTTAGAGATTGGCCTAGCACTGAAGACTTCCCGAAAACGAAACCAGAATTAGAGACCTAAAAAATGGCACTCACGAAAGTATCCAAAAATCTTGTTTCCACTGATACGGTTCTCCCAGTTGATGCCATTGGTGCGAACTACGGAAGTACCAGCGCACCAGTTACGATTGCCGTAACGGTAGCCAGTAAAACCGCCGCACATCCTTACAACGGCGATGGGAGCGGGAACGGATATTATCTTGATGGTGTAGAAGCTCCAGCCATTCAGTTACACGGTGCCGATAACGTCACATCAAACAGCGAATATGTTTATCGCTTTGACCAATCTGATAGTTCAAATAGCGGCCACCCTTTTCGCTTTTATTTAGATGCAGACAAAACAACGGCTTTCACAACAGGCGTGACAACAAACGGAACGGCGGGAAGCTCTGGAGCTTATACACAGATAGCAGTCACAGAAGACACTCCCAGCATTATTTATTATCAATGTAGCTCACACGCTTACATGGGAAATTATGCGACTGTTCCGGCAAGCAATAAAATCAACCATTCGGAAGCCTTGATTGATTTGCCTACTGCTACAACTACACTCGTAGGCACAAACACCACCGACACGCTCACAAACAAAACTATATCCGCTGGTGCTTTTTCCGGCGTATCTAATTTCCAAGCCGCGATCACAGAACAAGCGGTTGCGTTAACGTCAGGCACTTCAGTCACCTTGGATATCAGTGCGGGAAGCGTTTTTACAATTACGCTCGCACATAACATCTCAACATTCACATGGTCTAATCCAGCATCATCCGGCGATGTATCAGCTTTTGTTTTGAAAGTAACGCAGGATGGGACAGGAAGCAGAACGATTGCCTTCCCCGCTTCAGTTGATTTTGCTGGAGGAACCGCACCCACGTTATCAAGCGGGGCCAACGACGTAGACATATTCGTTTTTGTAACCACTGATGGGGGGACAACCTATTTCGGGTTCACGGCTGGTCAAAATATGTCATGAGCGTAGATAAGTTCGTTCTTTCGGCATCAGGTGGGACAGAAGAAACAGATGACGATTTCAACCTTGTAACTGGTCTCTATAAATTTGACGGCTCAAATTCGGCAAACAACAATACTTTTTTAGATTCCTCATCAAATAATTTTACGGTCACCCGAAGAGGAAACGCATCTCAGGGGACATTTTCGCCTTTCAGCGGAGACGAAGGAAAGTGGGCGGTACGGTTTCCGAACGGTGTGGCCGCCGATCAGATTTATGTGACTCCTGCTAGTACGGCTGATTTTTCTCTTGGCACTGGCGCATTTACGATTGAGGCTTGGGTATTTATCACGGCAGATAGTTATACCTATAGCAGAGTGTTTAATATCGGGCCTTATTGGAACAGCGCAAATACCGTCGCGTTGGTGGTAAACGATACAGCTTTCAGCGATAAAATTTCATTCGCCGCTTATGCCGCAGGGGGCAACAACAGAACTTGTATTTCACAAAACGCCACACCCATGAATCAGTGGGTGCATATTGCGGTTTCAAGAGATACCACAGGAGATTTCAGGCTTTTCATTAACGGCAACCTAGATGCCACTAATACATCTTACAGAACAACGGATCTTAGTTCATTAGGCACCGCAACCATGGCGATAGGGAATGGTTTGAACAGAGCGGTGGAGGAGCCATTTGAGGGCTTTATCAGCAATTTCAGACTGGTTAAGGGGACGGCTCTCTATACATCCAGTTTCACCCCTAGCACCTCACCCTTGACTGTGGTGACAAATACAAAATTATTAACGTGTTGTAGTAATCGGTTCGTAGACAAATCTGTTGGCGCAACTTTCAGTTTCACAGGCTCCCCGAAAATACAACCTTTTTCGCCATTCGCACCAAGCACATCTTACCTTCCGGCCACGAAAGGCGGTTCCATGTCCAGCAGTGGTTCGGGGGATGGAGCAACTATCGCGGCGAATACAGCATTGGATCTTTTAAGTAATGGAACGTTTACCATAGATTTCTGGTTTTATCGCACATCTTCATTTGGCACATATTCAGATTATGTTGGGATATTCAACGGTGTTAGTTCTGGTGTTTTGTTATATCAATCAGGATCAAACTTTCAGGTTTACATAAATGGGTCAGCAATTTTTAATGTCACCCATCCAGCCAATTTTCAATGGGTTCATGTTGCACTGACAAGAGACGGAACAACGCTCAGACTTTTTTTCAATGGTGTTCTTCAAGGTAGTTCCACCGCTAGTCTAGGCGCATCAAATTTTCCCCTTAGCATTGCGGCAGATAATACAGGAAGGGTAGGGATGCAAGGGTTCATGTCAGATGTCAGAGCGATAAAGGGGACAGCCTTATATACCTCTGCTTTCACCCCACCTACCTCACCATCTACAGCGGTCACTAATACATCAGCACTGTTTAGCTTTACCAATGCCGCAATGTTTGACCAGTCTGGAAAGGCTAATATGGAAAATTATGGAAACGTGGCTCTGAATACCTCAGTCAAAAAATTCGGCACTGCAAGCGTATATTTTGATGGTGGTGGAACCCAGCAAATACAGATAAGAGATATAATACCTTTTGGTACTGGTCCCTTCACTGTTGAATTTTTTATGAAAACTAACACTTCAAGTCAATCTGGTGTTGCGTATCGCAGACTTTTTAAAACAGGCGTGACGCCAGTAGCCACTAACATAATGGAGCTTTTCATCAACACTGGAAACGGAACAGGCTACGGCACCACAACAAATCTAACTATTTACACTGGCGCAACGAGCCTTATCGGAACGACCGCCGTAGCAGATAACAACTGGCACCATGTTGCGGTGACAAGAGATACCTCAAGTAATTTGAGGATGTTTATAGACGGCAATCAATCTGGTTCAACAACTGGCAACTATACCAACAACCTAAACCTAGATGATTTCATGCTTGGAAGATACAGGGGTGATGGTTTGCAAGGCGGCGAATATTTGGGCTATATGGATGAACTAAGAATTACTTTAAAGGCCCGCTATACGAGCAACTTCACCGCACCCAGCAAGACCTTTCCTAACTTATAGGTAATAAATATGCAAATCGCAAAAATAAAAGATAACAAAGTGGAGGAGATAGGAGAACACAGACAGCTATTTCCAAATGTGGCCTTTCCAGAATCCGGCCCACCCGCTGATTGGATGACAGAAAACTCTGTTTTGCCAGTGTTCCTCAATCGCTCTTATGATCCGCTGAAAGAAAAGAGCATCAGTGTAGATCCATATATTGAAGATAATATTGTCTGGCTTCACAAAATTGAAACCATGTCAGATAGCGAAAAGGCGGCGGCTCAGACAGCAGAAACGGAGAGAGTGGCAGAGGTTCAAAGACAGGAACGCA